GACTTACAGGGATTCCAGTGTTTTCCTCAAACATGACAGCATATGCTGACTCTTGAAGAAAATAATTCTTGCACCTACTTTTTGATTTTTCTCGGGCAGCAGTTTTCCAATCAATAACTGACATGACCCCGTCGAATTCAGCAATCATATCGACAGTGCCTGCTACTCTCAAGTGATCTGATAACATCTGTCCTTCAACCAAACGAATAATGCCGATACGGTCATCGGCAACTTCTTTAAGTTTTAGAAACATCTCATAATTGATTGGCATGATTTCATTCTTGTGTTCAACGCCAAGAACATAATCTTCGATCATTTGATGCACAGATGTACCTCGACTTGATGCTTGTCGAGATATCTTGTTTGCCGTTTCAGCACCTACTCGTTTGCGCCATTCGTGCAATGCTTTCTTGGATTCTTTTTCCGAACTCAAGACTGTAGTCACAGAAGGATATGGGGTGATTATCTCACCCCCATCTCTCACATAATGACGTTTGCCGTTTACATTTACACGCTTGACTTTTGGTAAGTCTTCAACCAGATCAAGTGAGAACATTAGTCAAATTGACTCATTTGCTGTTTCTCAATATGTAGATTCTCATTCTTGACCGATTGAATGCCAAAACTAACACTGCCGTCAGCATTATTATATTTGAAGATGCAATTGGTATGACCATTACCATTTGCCCCGACTGGAGTTACGATCTCACCAGTCTTTTTAATCTTCGCGATCTGAATCATCAGTTTCTCCTCATTTGCGAAATATCTTTTGCCTGCTCATCGTCAATGATAGGAACAGCGTTTGATTTGTGCATGGTTGCAATACCCTTGACAAGAGTGCCCGTGTATTTCATGCTCTCAACTTTCGGTGCAACGCCAACGCCAGAATCGAATGATTTGTATGTTGGTCCATCTTCACCTCTGCGATACGGTTGAACCGACGCAGTCATCTCAACAAAAGGTTGTGGTTTGTATTTCTTATAAACCTCGCCTTTTACTGTTTTCTTTTTACGACGACGACCAGCATAGTCGTGTCGAATGCTTCCATGTAACATTAAAGATACTCCGGACCAGTCCAACGAACCCAAGAGAAGTCACCCTGAAGGATGTTGCCGCGTGGTTTGTTGCGAGCAGGTGCCGACCAAGTTGCCGCCTTGAGGATATCTCCTGCCTTGAAATCCCACTTGCCTTCCTTCTTTGGTTCGTCTTCCTTGACAATGAAACCCCAAACCATCTCTTGATCACCAAACTTTTTGACAACTTTGAGATACTTGCGACCTTCTTCAATATGCAGGTTATCGACCATTTCACCATAGTCATTCTCACTGCCATACTCACCACGTGATCGCCATTGAGCGTAGTCTTTACCGATAGCGTCAAACAAGTTGTTGATAGCAATATCAATCATATCTTTCTCCTCGATCATATTTTTCTCCTCAATCAACAAGACTATTATCGCATATTTCAGGATAAAAGACAAGCGCCAGAAAAGTGAATTAAATCAACAACTTATCTTCGTCTATGATATCAGTGAGTGTGAGTTGAAACGAGTGATCGGAGTCGAAATACACTTTGGGGTGTTCCAAATCATGGACGTGGAGAGCAATTAAAGCATAGTGTAAGACTTTGAGAAGGTCTTTGCGATTCTTTCCTTCTTTGTTACCATATCTTTGTGTGTATTTGAGGATGTTGCCCAAACAAAACCCCTCACCGTGTCCACCGTCGATGATAAACTCCGTTGCTTGAAATTTATTTTTGGAGTAGTGTTCGTCATAGGTCGAGTCAACATAAGTCTGTAACTCCTCAATCAAGTTTTTTTCATTGTATCGATATTCAATCGTCATATTGTCCTCGAATTGCCGCTAATGGATCAAAGTCTTGTTTGTATTGTTTAGTGCGTTCTACTGCCTTCCGTTCGCCACGAACAACTCCTTCAATATATCCGATCAAGAGATCGGTCATCGTCGTATCGTTTTCAAAGCAGTACCGTTGAAACTCTTTGTGCAATGTTTCTTCGATTTTAAAGTTAAATAATTTCTTTGCCATAATTATGCCATCTGAGTGTTCCACCATGCAGGAACTGGCCGTTTTGACCAGACTGCGAACCCAGCTTTGTCCTCTTTATAAAAGTTACGATAAGATTCTACCACATCAACTTCACCATCCGCACTCTTAACTATACAATGCGGAAACTGCTTCATCGCAGGATAGGGCATCTTGAATTTGCCCGACTTCAATCCACGTGGGGGTGTTGCAAGTCTTTCGGCAAGTTTCTGATGACAAGTGTGAACCTTGCCATATCGGTAAGTGTATTCTTCTCCGAGCGCAACCCAAAGATCATACAACCACATATACTGCTCGATGTTTTCTCGACACCAGATAGCAGAAGGATGATTCACGTGACATGCTTTGTATATCAAATTGTCATCGTCACCTTGCAGTCGCCATCGTTTTACTCGTTGACCACGACTACCCTTGTCAATATATTCTTCGCCGTCAATTACACGATGTGCTGTTGACAGTAATTGCGGATACTCCACATTCATTTTGACGACATGTTTGTCGACATGCTCAATCGCCGATTGTTTCGGCGATTCTTGTGTTGGAAATATATTCATGATAAAATATGTATGTCCTTCTCATTCAATAATAAACCATCTCTGGTTTGTTCACCCTTTGGTATCCGAGTCGTAGCAGCAAGCAAAAGTGCAACTGCCAAAGGATCGAATACAAGTACAATTAGAATTATAATCCATCGGACTGCTTCGTCAAATTTATTTTTTGCTTCGTCAGCATAAATTAATTCTGCAATATATTTTAGTGGTCCAATCTCTGCTTCAAGTTCAATCTGCTGTCGACGGAGCGGCGCGAGTTCTTCGGTGAGTTCTTCGATAGCATCATACGAGTTAGTGATCGTCTCGTTGATCGACCGCCTTTCCTCTTGCTGAGACTGCCTAACTGCAATCGCACCCTCTGGTCCTCGTATCCTGTCGTATTCTTGAAGTGTGGAAACCGCTTTGTCAAGTTGACTGAGTACGAGTTGGGAATCAGTAATGATGCTATTTTGACGATCAATTCTGCGTTGTATCGATTCAATTCTGAGTTCATTATTTCCTCCTTGGGTTATCGATTGCTCCAAATGCGCCTTTGACAAGAACCCAAAGATGCCCATCGATGTTATTAGCATTAATATTGCAACAGCAAATGTCAGATAACTTTTGAGAAGTATCGGTATCCATTTCCAATTTACATGCAACCATGAAACAGCAACAAGTTTACCAACTTCCAAAGCACCACCCATAATCGCGATGGGCACTGCCGCTCCAGCAAATATCGCCATAAGTCCAGCGATACTGTACCAAGCAGCGATCCCCGCGATTAAGAGTGACGTGGTAAATAGAATGTACGGCATAGACCATATTTATTCTGCAACCATTCCGATCTTCTTTAGATCTTCATGCTCACCTGATATGGTGAAACATCGACCATCACCAATCTCAATTTGAAGTTTCTTGAACAGTTTTCTAATTCCGTTCTTATAACCTCTCGAACCTTTCGGATAACGTGGGTCTGCTCCGATGTCCAACCAAACTTTGACAACCTGTCCATACAATCGATCGGATTGCGGAGATGGTTTCCAAGAAACATTACGACCAACAACGTCGACGGGAGTAGGGATCACTTTGCTCATATTAATAAATTCCATTCAGGGTTTCGGGGAAAGGTAGTTTTTTAAACTTACGATATGACTTTGAAAAAGTCCTTGGTTTGCCCAACAGTTCCCAAACGTCAGAGGATTGTTTTTTATAGGCAACCAGTTTGCCGTTTGCTGCTAGTAGATAACAATGATTGGGAGTTGGTACATCCCACTCAGTTACTTCTTGAAGGAGTTGCATGTTACTCGTACTTGACACGAAAGTATCTCCTGATTTTGACTTTACGATAAATTGCGATTACAAAGAATACGGATGTGAAATAAACGGTGATCTCCAGAGGAGTCCACTGATATTTCACTGCAATAAATGCCAACACATAGTTTATCGGTACACTAAAGCAGGTGCCGAGAAACGTGTCAATAAATGCCTCTTTGAAATCCCTATTCATCTGTATAGTCTACACCAATCAGAGATAGAAAACAACCATTATTAATTCCTTTAAAATCAACAACTTACGTCCGTTTTCTTTTCACTTTCTTCTTTTTGGCAGTTTTGGCAGCACTTTCCATCATTGCGAGTGCCGCATCGTCAACTGCACTCGGAGCATCCGCATGTTTCATTGGGCATGCTTCATTGTAGAAAAAGAAATCAACATTACCATCATCATATTTTATCGTGTATTGAGAAGCGAGAAAGTTCTGAATGAATCCGAGTTTTTCACCACTCTCTCGTTTGACACTGACAATGTCGCCTAATTTAAATAATTTCTTTATTTTACGCTCACTCATAAAGTTTCTACCGTTACGCCACTTTTCTGCAAAAACTCGAGACCAGATCCAATGTTAGCAACATATTCCTGCCCGACATAAACCTCTTTGATGCCAGACTGATATATAAGTTTAGCACATTCGATACAAGGTGTGTGAGTACAGAACAAAGCAGCACCTTCGCTACTCTCACTGCTTCTTGCAAGCTTGGTGATCGCATTTGCTTCTGCATGTATCACTTCTGGTTTAGTGCGATATTCCACATTGGGTTCGAACTCACCCTCTGACCATTCGGGCAACTCACATTCGTTGTCCCATCCAGTCGGTGTGCCATTGTATCCAATACTAACAATTCGTTCGTTTTTTACGACGATAGCACCGACCTTGAGTTTTTTCGCATGACTCAAGTTAGCAAAGGTGTGTGCTACTTCCATAAATGCTTTTTTGAATTTCGTCTTCATTATTTCTCCAATCGATCATCCGGCGGCGGGGTTTTATTATTCTACTGGTAATAAGACAAAAAGTCAACCAATAAAATGATGTTTCACAAAAAAGTTGCCATCTTTTTCAACATCGTCTAGAAATGCTTGCGGAATGGTCTTATCGCAGACTATGAGTCCTATGATCTCGTCTGGACTCCTCCGACGCATCTCCCAACAAATTTTGTATACACCGTACTCAATGTTAAGTCCAGCAGGGATTGCGACTCCGTGTTTCTCGTGTAGGTGGAAGGGATAGGGCGATTGCGGTTCCTTTGGCATTAGAATCGCTTTGTCCACGTTTTGCGGAAATGCGTTGCCGATTATGCTAGGATCTTTGGTGAATCCTTCTAACCACTCCTCGCCTGTTAGGAAGAATGGGAGACTGTTGGTCGTTTCTGGTCGTACATTATTTTCGCAGAAGTACCATTCTCCTTTCTCGTCGATCAATCCTGTCAACTGTCCGATGAATGAGGCATTGCCAATTTGCGGAACCATGCCTTCTAAAAATATTTCTGCTGTCTGAACAGCAATCTCATAGTGCTGTGGAGAGAGTTTGTCAAAACTAGAAGTCTTTGTCCAGTGTATATAAGTTCCTGCAAGTTTTGCAATATCTTCGCCTATAATTTCTTGCACATGCATAATAGACCATTGTCCATTCGAGACACAGTATGCAACATTAGTTTCAACACCACGAATAAATTCTTCGATGTACCAGTCGTAGATCTTTCGTTTTTCCTCCAACTCAAACCATTTGTAATCATCCATATAGATTTGAGCATGATCAATCGGCGGTTTTGCGACAATCGGTTTTACAACACAGGGAAACTTCAACTCATCTTCAGATAAAATTCTTGGGACTTTGAGACCCAGTTCCTGGACTTTCTTGTGCATCTCTAATTTATTTTTTTCTAGATTGCCCGCTTCAACTGTCAGTCCAATTACTTCGCAATGTTTTTCTAATGGGTTTCTTAAATGTGTCCAATGAGGAGAAGCGAGAAGAACAATATCAATTGAATAATCTTTGATCAGTTTAATGAGTTCATCGTTATTGTGCGGCATATCATCAAATGGTATGATCTCAATACCAAGAGAAGCAAAATACTCTGTTGCTGGTTTTTTACTTGAGGGAGTCATGTAAACCATGTGACCCTCCTCTGCAAGCGAGATCAGATTATGAAAGTTGCTGGTCGCCATGTCATAACATAATATTCGTTTCATTATTCTTTAAACTCTGATATCTGTTTCACGTCTTCAAAATAATTTTGGGGATGAGTTTCTTGCAGTTTTTGAATCATCTCTCGAGAATACTTAGAAGCAACACTAAAGTTAAATGCAATTATCGTCTTTTCTTGTTTCACTTTCTTTGGAGGAGATCGATGAAGATAACCTGACGGAAAGATTAACAGTTCACCTTCCTTTACCTCTGGAACAAAAATGTTTCCATCAAAGTCCATCAGTTCAGTCTCCTCACCCTTTGGAAGATCCACATAGTAGATGCCAATCCACTGACAGGCAAAATGATTATGCCAGTTGTCATAATCACCCTCATACATTTGATGAAACCACATTACATCAACAAAGATCTGATAGTTCAGTCCAGACTTTGCTCGCACGGCAACGTCTCTTGAGAACTCGTGGAGTAGTGGTGCAGTGCTCTCCCAGAACACCGTCTTGTATTGCTGATGCGGGTCGGGGTCGATGGGCGGTACTTTCCAGTTCACATATCCTGTTTTCTGATTAGCGTCATACCAAGAGGCATAACCTCTTCTCATCTGAAACTCAGGATAGTTGATATTCAATGACTTTGGATGATTGTATCCATCATAGTGAGAACTTGCTTGTTTCTGAGACTGCTCGCCTTTGGGAAACTGTGCAATGTACACTCGAAGTTTCTCATTGAATGCTTCCGCATTCTTTGGTGTGTAGGTCCAATAATGCATTATGCTCGTTGTACAAAATACTGTGTGTATTCTTTTCCAGTTGCTTTGGATATCTCGCGGACTATTTCCTGCAGGAGTCCCGAATATTTAGACATGTATTCTCTTGTCGACAGTTTCGATGTCACGTGGTCCACAGGAGTAAACAAGATCGATCCATCAATCTCCTCTGCTAGAAATCCACAGGAGTTTGGTCGATACTTCTCAGGAAGTTCAAGTGTATAGAATGAGCACTCAAAGTCTCTGCAAATTTGAGGACGACTCTCATAAATTGAACATCCTGTTTCGCAGACTTTGTTACAGATCGATCCAAAGGGAAACTCGATTCCTTCTCGTGCGATCTCTTCTCGTTGCTTCACAATGGACGGATAGATTAATTCGTATCCCTTGTGCGTGAATCCCAACGACTCACAGCACGCTCTACACTCGCCGCACTTTGACATATCGATTGTATCCTTGTGTTCCTGTTCCGATCATCATTTGCATATTCAGTCCGATGGTCGTTTTACGTTTTCCGATTGTTTTGGCACCCGTGTGAGGAAGCATGGCGGGAAAGATTACGATCTCTCCTTCTTCAATCGTTTCGTTATATCCCCATATTTTGGTTGCGTCCAGAGGAGACTCTAGTTCCAGTTGTATCACTGCTACCAGATTTGCACCTTCATGCGTGTGCCAGTCAAAAGTTCCTGATGTTTCATACTGAGTCCACCACATACTGTCCAGTGAAATACGAGCATTCTCATGAAAGTTTAATCGATACAAATGTATCGGTGTTTTCGTCATTTCAATGATGAGATCTTTGTAGGCAGGATGCGTAGAGTAGGTTCTGGACCAGTCACTCTTAATTGCCGTTCTTTCTTCTCCTGTCACATGCCATGCACAGGATTCCTTTTCTATTTCATTCTCTATGTGCTGGAGCAGAAGATTCTGATAGTATGCGAAGTTCTCGATTTTATATTTTGATATTAGTTGCATATCCCAGCATCTCGATGTCGATTCGATAATATGACTCGACGAATTCTAAAAGCGCATCGTTGTAACACACAGGACGTTCATCATACATAAATCGAGAGTATTTCAGGAGTCCCTTGTATTCTATCTCTATCTTACATTCCTCTCGCAACCACTCACAGAATTCTTTTCCGAGTCCATCCTCATATTTCCAGAGTCGCGTTTCTGCCGTGATAAAGTCTGCCTGCCGTCGTATCCACTGTGTCGCATTCGCACGCAGAAATA